GCTATGGAAAACATTATCTTCTTAGCAAAAGAGGGTGAGTCTCCAAGGGCATACGAAGTTGTTGGTCAGTTAATTAAAACGTTATCAGACACGAATAAAGATTTGTTGGACTTAGGTAAAAAAGTAAAAGATTTGAAAAGTAAAAAAGACGATACGCAACAACCACAGCACGTAACGAATGCATTGTTTGTTGGTAGCACAGCAGAACTACAAAAATTAATTGGTAAGAGATGACAGCTAAATCCTATCTAGGAAATTCTTTTTTAAAAGCATCTGGTGTTCCTCTCAATTTTACAAAAGATCAAATTGAAGAATACCTGAAGTGTGCTGACGATCCAATATACTTCATTGAAAGTTATTGTAAGATTGTCACGCTAGATCACGGGCTTCAGCCATTCAAACTATACGATTGTCAAAAGAATAAAGTAAAAGTTATCCATGACAATCGTAAAGTTATTCTTATGGAGGGTCGCCAGCAAGGTAAAACAACAACATCTGCGGCATACATTTTATGGTACACATTGTTTCAAGGAAGCAAGACTGTAGCAATTCTAGCAAACAAAGCGACTGCGGCTAGAGAAGTTTTATATCGTTATCAAATCATGTATGAAAATCTTCCTACATGGCTCCAGCAAGGTGTCACTACATGGAACAAAGGTGACATTGCTTTAGAGAATGGTTCAATCGTATTCACAGCCGCAACAAGCGCATCAGGTATTCGTGGTAAGTCAGTTAACTTGCTGTACGTTGACGAAGCCGCAATCATACCGAACAATGTAGCAGAACAATTCTTTACTTCAGTTTATCCTACGATTTCTGCTGGTGAAACGACAAAGATTCTGTTAAGTTCTACTCCACTAGGATACAATCATTTTTGGAAGTTCTGGAATGACGCAGAGAACGATAGAAATGGATTCGTCAATTTATTCATTCCGTATTGGGAGATTCCTGGTCGTGATGAGAAGTGGGCATCTGAGCAAAGAAGATTGCTTGGTGAGTTGAAGTTTAATCAAGAGGTTCTTTGTAACTTTTTGGGTTCTAGTTTAACGTTAATTGCTTCAGACTCTATAGCGCAAATGTCTGCTGATCCTATCATCTATCAGAAAGATGGGCTTGATATATATGAGAAAGTTGAAAAGGATCACGCATACTGTATCATTGCAGACACCGCTAAAGGTGTTGGTGGTGACTATTCAGCATTCGTAATTCTTGACATATCTCAGATGCCATACAAGATGGTGGGTAAATATAGAAACAATCAAATCAGCCCACTTTTGTATCCATCAGTATTGTATAGAGTCGGCAAAGAATACAATGAAGCATACATTCTAATCGAAATTAACTCTTCAGAACAAGTTGCAGAGATTCTTTATGGTGAGTATGAATATGAAAATATCATCTCTGTTAGCAGAACACCACAAGGACAAATTGTCAATGGGGGTTTTGGTGGAGGAAAAACTCAACTCGGAGTAATTACCGACAAGAAAGTTAAACGCATTGGGTGTTCTAACTTCAAGTCTTTGGTTGAAGAGAAAAAACTTATTATTACAGATGCTGATACTATAGCAGAAATTTCAACGTTCATCGAAAAGAGAAACAGTTACTCTGCTGATGAAGGATATCACGATGACTTGGTTATGCCTTTAGTGCTATTTTCATGGTTAACAACAAACTCATATTTTAAAGACTTGACAAATATTAATATTAGAAAAGAGTTATATGATGCACGTATTAAAATGATTGAAGAAGAGGTCACTCCATTCGGTTTTATAAATACAGGTGAAGAAGAAAATCAATTGGTTGATGTGAGTGGACAGGTTTGGCAGATAGAAAATTATCACAAATCTGATTTTTTATAAATAAATTAAACAAACCTAACAACAAAAACATCATTATAACAAGGAGAATTCAATGGCTATAAGTCTAATTTCACCAGGAATCAAGATTACCGAAACAGATTTGGTATCTTCCTCACAGTCGGTATCTACAACATCTGGCGCATTTGCTGGTCAATTCCGTTGGGGTCCTATCGACAAAGCAGTACAAGTTGCAAACGAAACTGATTTAGTTGGTAAATTTGGTAAACCAAATGCAACTAACATCGTTGACTTTTTATCAGCCGCTAACTTTTTAGGTTACTCTGGTTCATTGTTCGTTGTTCGTAGCGCAAACACAGCTTTAAATTCTACAGCAGAAACAACAACTGGTTCAGGTACAGCAGGTACTGGTACATCAATTAAAAATGATGACGGATACCTTAACACAGCATCTTTTAACGTTGGTCCATGGGCGGCTCGCTATTCTGGTGCATTAGGAAATGCACTTAAAGTTTCTTTGTGCCCAAGTTCAAATGCGTACTCTAACACATTGACAGGCACATATACAGTAACAGCAGGTTCTACAACAGTTACTGGTTCTGGTACTGCCGCAAACACAGAAATGCAAGTTGGCGACATTATTGTATTGGGTGGTCGTGCAACTAAAGTTACAGCAATTGCTAACGCACTATCATTGACAATTGAATCTGCACACTTAACTGGTGCTTCAGCAGTAACAGGAACACGCCGTTGGGAATACTTTGGTGAGTTTAATTCTGCACCAGGAACATCCGGATCCGCTTCATCAGTTAGTGGTGCAAATGATGAATTGCACGTAGTTATTGCCGACAGAACTGGTGCTATCACAGGAACAGCAGGAACAGTTTTAGAAAAATATGCTTATCTCTCTAAAGGTTCTGATGCTAAATCAGATAATGGTGGAAGCAATTACTACAAAAGCGCAATCAATGACCGTTCAGATTATATTTGGTGGACTGCTCACGATGCCGCTGGTACTAATTGGGGTAACACAGTATCCAATACAACATTCACCGCAGTCAATACGCCTAAAGCGTACTCATTAGCTGGTGGTTCTGATGGTAATGCAATTACAGATGGCGATAGAGCATCATCTTATGTTTTACTTGCAAATAAACAAGAAATCCCTGCATCTATTATTGTAGCTGGACAAGCAAGTGCTACAGTAGCAAACAGAATTATTTCTGATGTTGCTGAAGTTAGAAAAGACGTTATTGTAACAATTTCTCCACTAAGAGCAAACGTTGTTAACAATGCTGGTTCTGAAGCATCTGCTATCAGCACATGGGCAGATACAGTTACACGTTCTACATACGCAATTGCAGACAGCGGTTGGAAATATCAATACGACAAATACAATGACACATATGTTTATGTTCCATTGAATCCTGATACAGCAGGTTGCATGGCACGTAACGATTTGAATCGTGAACCATGGTTATCTCCAGCAGGTTTCCAAAATGGTCGTATTCAAAACTTAGTTCGTTTAGCATACAACCCACAACAAGCTGACAGAGACACATTGTACAAAGCGTCAATTAATCCAGTTATCACACAAGTTGGTCGTGGTACAGTATTGTTTGGTGACAAGACATTTACATTGAAAAATACTTCAATGAATCGTGTTAACGTTCGTAGATTGTTTATTGAATTACAGAAAACAATCGGACAAGCCGCAGACAATGTATTGTTCGATCAAAATGATGCAACAACAAGAAGCGGTTTCGTAAGTTTAGTTGTTCCTTATTTAAGAAGTGTTCAGTCTAGAAGAGGTATTACAGCATTTAAAGTTGTTTGCGATGAAACAAACAATCCAGAAGACGTAGTAAATGCCAATGAATTTGTTTGCGACATTTATGTACAACCAATTCGTTCAGTTAACTTCATCCAACTTAATTTTGTGTCTGTAAGAGGTACTGCTACATTTAATACAATTGCCGCATAAATAATAGAGAATATATAAGGAGAATTATATGGCAATTACAACAATTCAAAATTTGAAGGACGTTCTTAATACGGGCGCCCGTTCAAATTTGTTTAGAGTTACTTTATCTGGACTATCCACAGACTTAAATACAGATTTCACCTACTTGTGCAAGGCGGCTCAGTTGCCTGGTTCAACAGTAGGTGTTATCGAAGTTCCATTTGCGGCAGGCAGACGATTCAAAGCGGCCGGCGATAGAACATTTGCTGATTGGACAACAACAGTTATCAATGACTCTAATCATAAAATCAGAGAAGCGTTAGAAGATTTACAAAGAGGTTTTGGTACTACAGACTACAACTCAGAAATATCTAAAACATTTAGCGGAGGAGATGCAACAGACTTCTCTACTATTTTAGTTGAACAGCTTAATCAAGCAGGTAATGTAGTTTATTCATACACGATAGTTAATTGCTGGCCTAGTGATATCAGTACTATTGACTTATCGTATGACTCTACAGATACGCTTGAAGAGTTTACTGTAACTTGGTCTTATGACTACTTTACATTCGAATAAGGAATAAAAAATGGCAAACGAATTTTTCAATATTAATACATTTAGACAAAAACTAAATGGTGGTTCAAAAGCAAATTTATTCCGAATTCTAATCGAACCGGAAACTGATATCACAGGCGTTGACTTAAGCAATCTTTCTATTCTATGTAAGTCTGGCGCTATTCCAGCATTTACATTGGGTGTAATTGAAGTTCCATTCAGAGGAAGACGCATCAAAGTTCCTGGTGATAGAACATATGCAGATTGGACAGCAACAATTGTTAATGATGACGCACAAGCAGTTCGAAAATCTTTTGACAATTGGTTAAACTACATCATCGATGTTAACGGTGAAAACGAATTAAGAATAGGAACAGATTCTTATCGTTGTAAAATTACAGTTCAGCAACTAAGACCAGACGGTACTGTTGCTAGAGTATATGAATTGTATGATGCATTTCCAACTGATGTTTCAACTATCGACTTGTCTTATGACACTACAGATGCGATTCAAGAGTTTACTGTTACATTCCAATATCACTATTTGGATGTTGGTGGAACTTCAGAAGCTGGTACAGATGCTTCTGATCCAGGTGCCGGCACTTCAAATGCTTCTTCAGCGGCTGGTGCAAAAGCTACAACAGCGGCACCATTAGGTAATGGTCCTGGTGGAAAAGGTAAATGATAAACTGCATTAAATAATGTAATTTACGCAGATATAAATATTTGCGTAATAGTGTCACAACAATGGGGGCTATTACGCCCCCATTTTTTTTAGAGAGAATCATATATGGCCTTCAAACTTTTTGGATATCAGATCGGTAAAGAAGAAACCGAATCTGAACAATTAAAATCTTTTGCCCCACCTGCTGACGAAGATGGTTCCGTTCCGATTTCTGGCGGTGGAATCTATGGCACCTACATGGATCTTGAAGGGCAAATAAGATCAGATTCCGACTTAATTAAAAAATATCGTGAAATGGCTCTTCAGCCAGAATGTGATGCGGCTATTGAAGATATTGTCAATGAATCATTAGTATTTGACAAAGATGATTATCCAGTTCAAATTATTTTAGACAAACTAGAACAACCAGAATCTATCAAAAATAAAATTCGTGAAGAATTCTACTATGTAATGAAACTATTAGACTTCAACAATCAAGGATATGATATCTTTCGTAGATGGTACATTGATGGTAGACTTTACTATCACATGATGATTGATGAAAAGAATCCTAGACAAGGATTAAAAGAAGTTCGCTACATTGATCCACGTAAAATTCGTAAAGTTCGTGAAGCTAAGAAAGCACAAAAGAATCCTGCAACAGGAAATGTAAATACTACAACTCAATACAATGAGTATTTTATTTACTCGGATAAAGGATTTGCTAATGATGGTAATCAAGGTATAAAAATTGCCGCAGATTCAATTTCATATACGCATTCTGGAATAACAGATAAAGATGGTAAAGTAATTATCTCGCACATGCACAAAGCAATCAAACCGCTTAATCAATTGCGTATGCTTGAAGATGCAACAGTTATCTATCGTATTGCAAGAGCACCAGAACGTAGAATCTTCTACATTGACGTTGGTAACTTGCCTAAGATGAAAGCGGAACAGTACTTGCGTGAAATCATGCAGAAGTACAAGAACAAATTAGTGTATGATGCAACTACTGGCGAGATTCGTGATGACAGACGTTATCAAACAATGCTTGAAGATTTTTGGTTGCCACGTAGAGAAGGTGGTAAAGGTACTGAGATTACCACACTACAAGGTGGACAAAACTTAGGCGAGATTGAAGACGTATTATATTTTCAAAAGAAAATGTTTAAGTCATTGAATGTTCCAGTTTCACGTTTAGAGTCTGACAATGGATTCTCTTTAGGACGTGCTTCTGAGATCACTAGAGATGAATTAAAGTTTGGTAAGTTTATTGCTAGATTACGTTTAAGATTCTCTCATCTATTTGATAAATTGTTGGAAACACAATTGCTTCTTAAAGGCGTTTGTACTCGTAAAGAGTGGGAACAGATGCAAGAAGAAATTAGTTATGATTATCAATCAGATGCACATTTTACAGAATTAAAGAACGTTGAAATTATGAAAGAACGTTTGGGTATTCTTTCTGATATTGACAATTACGTTGGTAAGTATTTCTCTATTGAATACGTTCGTAAAAATATTCTTCAACAATCTGAAGATGATATCAAAGAAATTGATGAACAAATGGCAGAAGAATCAGCTAATCAAGAAGAAGCACCAGTTGAAGAAGCACCAGTTGCTGAAACTCCTCCAGCACCTGCTACTCATAAACTTGAAGTTAGTGTTAAAAAAGAAGAAACTGAATCTAGAATAATTGATGATGCGGATCAAAGAGAATTAGCAAAATCAATGACAGCATTTTTTGGCACATTAGTTGAAGAGGCTAAAGTTGACAAAGAAGGAAAATAATACTACTTTAAACGATGCTGTCGCAATTGCAACCTCTGTTGCATATACTAAAAAAGAGATACAAAAATTAAAATCTCTTTTAGAAGAAAAAACAAAACAGCCAATCGTTGAGTACATACAAGGACCGGCAGGCACACAAGGCTTGCGAGGTCCTATTGGTGCTACAGGCGCACAAGGCGAACGTGGACCACAAGGTTTAGATGGAAAAATAGGACCACAGGGGTCAAAAGGCGATGTTGGTCCACAAGGCAATATGGGGCTTGAAGGTCCACGTGGATTAAAAGGTGACAAGGGAGACAAAGGTGACACTGGCGCAGTTGGACCACAAGGCGAACAAGGCATACAAGGTATTGCTGGTGAGCGTGGCGAGAAAGGCGAGAAAGGCGATAGGGGTTCTGATGGACAAAATGGTCTGGACGGAAGAAATGGACAAGATGGCGCAACTGGTCCTGTTGGACCAGCGGGAGTACAGGGTCTTCAAGGCGAACGAGGTCCTAAAGGAGACAAAGGCGATAGAGGACAAGACGGAAGAGATGGACCTCAAGGACCAGCAGGACCAGCAGGTGAAATCGGACCGCAAGGCGTTCAAGGTCTTCCAGGTAAGGATGGTAAAGATGTAGACTTAAAAGCTATTGAACAATCTGTCAATCAGTTTAAAGAAGTTTTACAAAAAGATGTAACTCAGTATAAAGCAAAAGTTAATACGATTCTTTCAGATCGTGGTGGTGGTTCACATGGTGGTGGCGAAGTCAATTTACGTAGACTTGATGATGTTGACATAACTAATCTTACTGATGGATATGTTTTAGCATTCAATGAAACTACACAGAAATTTGAATTTGTAGCACAATCTGGTGGTGGCGGTGGTACAGTAGATGCTATTGCTAGGACAAGAGCGACTAATGCATGGAATACTGCAAACTCAGCATACACTCAAGCCAACAGTGCATATACACAATCCAACAATGCATACAGTCAAGCTAATACAGCAACCACTTTAGCACAAGCCGCATATGACCAAGCTAACACAGGAGGTCAAGCTGGATATGATACACTAGCAAGAACAACTGCAAATAGTGCATACGCTCAAGCCAACACAGCGACATTTAATGCATTTACAGCAAACACAAATGCTCTAGCTTCTTATGCACAAGCTAATAGTGCTTACTCTGTTGCAAATAGTGCTACTACTTTAGCACAAGCCGCATACAATCAAGCCAATACTGGTGGTGCCGCTTCTGAATCTTTAAATGTTGTCTTTACCAATAACAATGCAAGTACATATAAAATGGTTGCACTAAATGTAAATGGCGAAACAATTCTCGCATCCGCATTACAATTGACACAAATTGATAGGATTCTTGGCGTTTTAAATAACTCGGGACAAACAGTTACGTTTGGGTCTGTCACAAATCCATCTTGGACTTGGACGCCCGAACAGTCTCTATATCTTGGAGATAATGGCAACATAGTAACAACTTCTACTATCGATGGTGCGGCATTTTCTTTAAAAATTGGCTACGCAATTTCAGCAACAAAAGCATTCATAAAAATCGGAACACCGGTTGTTTTATAAATAAGTAAAAACTTAGGGGCACTTATACATGGCAAACGCACTTTATCCAAAAGCAAAAGAGGCATTTTTAAATGGTTCTATCAATATGATAGCGAATACCATTACTATTGCACTTGTAGATACTGGAGTTTACACTTACAGTACATCACACCAATATCGAAGCGATATTTCAAATACTGCTGTAATTTCATCAACTGCACTAACCAATAAAAGTATTGCTAATGGAGTCTTTGATGCCGATGATGCATTATTCTCATCCGTGACTGGTGCCAATTGTGAAGCATTAATTATTTTTTCAGATAATGGAGTTCAAGCAACATCTAGACTTATTGCATATATTGATAGCGCAACAGGATTACCTATCCTACCAAACGGCGGAGATATTACAGTAGCATTCTCTAATGGATCCAGTAGAATTTTTGCTCTTTAATTTTTTGACATAAACTAAATCATGGCTAACACTCAAGTCATACAACTTGACGGCATAATTAGTGACGTACAAAATGTACAGATACAAACAGAATCGTCAAACACCATACTTCAACTTGGTGACAGATATGACTATGCGATTGATCCAACTGTATTGTATGGATATCCGCAGTTAAATACAAAGATATATGTAAACACGTTAGCATCAGGTTCAGTCATTGGTACTCATAGTTTATTACCACAAATTGCACCTTCAAGCATATCACCAACAATACAATTTGGTGATTTTAAAGTTAACATGGAAATCAGGGACGTTCCGTTCCCGTCAATAACATCTACATTAGTAATACCATCACCAGCAGTCAGAAAAGTTATTGGTCCTCTAAGTATCGCACCGACTAATAATTTTGGTACTGCAACATTCATCGACAACATTCATAGAATGCTTGTCTTTAAGAACGATAACATTTCGAAAATCGGAGACAATGATGCTGGTGTGATTGCAGGAGGTATTAGAGTAAATCCGGCATCGGTTACATCACAAACTGCAACATCAGGAAGTGCAACATTGCCAAACAATCCAGCAGGATTCATATCAGTAAATATAGCAGGAAGAGACTATCTGATGCCGTATTACAATGCTTAAATGTTGGAATGTATAAATAATATAAATATTAAGGAGATATACTATGGAAGAAATTCAAACCGCTATTAATCATGCTTACGATGCTAAACCATCGGAATTTAAAGACTCTATTCTTAATGCGTTGAATGATAAAATTCAAGATCATATACAAGTTAGAAAAATGGAATTAGCTGGTTCAATTTTTAGAGATGAAGACGAAGAACAACAATCAAATGATTCAGAAACAGAGTTTCAATCAAGTTCAGAAGGAAATGTAGATGAAGACCTTTAAATCTTTCATTCAGTTGGATGAAGTCGAAAGAGCAAAATACAATACTGCCAGCGCCAATAAATTGGCCGCTGTTTCATATCTTGCACAGACTAAAGATCCTGGCGATTTAGAACAAGTTGGTCCGGAAGAAATGGGTCCAAAAGATGTTAAACTTGCACAAGGTAAACGTAAAGCTGATAGACTTGACAATAAACAACCTTTTGGTGAAGAGTTGCATCCTCAAGCACATCAAGTTTTAAAACATATCAAACCTGAACACCACGACAAATATAAACCACATTTGCAAAATGGTACTTATAAACATGATTTTGCAGATAGATCGGCAGTATTAAAAGCGGCTCAAAGAGCAGGACATTTAAAAGAAGAATCTATTGCTGAAGCCGAATTATCAACGCAACAAACTAAAATGGCACACACAATTGGTAAAGAGTTTGCTAAGAAAAAAGTTGGTGACATGTCTAAGGGTGGACCATATGCAGTAGCAACAGCAATGGTTAAGAACAAACCAGAAGCCGCACAAAAAGCATACTCTACAATTAAAGCAAAAATGAAAGAAGATGCTAATGTTGAATTATTATTTAATCTTTACAATCAGTTAGATGAAAGCAATCAAGAAATCTTTTTGGCACAGTTAGAAGAAAATGTTGAAACACTTTTAACATTTGCAAAAACTATAGCGGAAGAATAAAATGGCAGATACCGTAACATCACAAACGCTAAAAGATAGCGCAACTGCATGGGCAGTTAAATTAACTAATGTGTCAGATGGCACAGGTGAAGCAAACGTTGTTAAAGTTTCTGCAAATTCTTTAATTGCATCTACTGGTGACGGAAGTTCACAAAGACTTAGCATTAATAAAATTGCATGGTCTGTTGCATCTGGAACAAGCGCAACAATTTCTCCAAGAGTTACATTACTCTGGAGAGGAACATCTAATACTACAATCGTCACGTTGACTGGTTCTGGTTTTTGGGACTTAACAACTTCTGGTACTTCACCACTTACAAACAATGCTGGCGCTGGCGCTAATGGTGACATTCTATTGTCTACTGCTGGATTTACAACAAACGCCGCATATACACTTATCATTGAAGGTAAGAAGACTGCTGGCTATGCAAGTAGAGAAACTACTGACGATGGTATAAGTCTCAACTAATATGTTAAAATTTAAAGATTTTATATCTATGTCTAATGAACAGTTAGACGAAGCGAGATTTATTAAAGTTAATAGAATACGTAATGGCGTGGTCCAACGTAGACACGTAGTATCTGCTACTCGTGGATACAAAATCATTGCAGGCAAACTTGTAAGAATGACTTCACTAGAAAAAATGCATCGTAGGCTTGCACAGAAAAAAGCGGCTAGAAAACGTAAACCAAAACTTGCTTTGATTTTAAGAAAAAGAAAAAAATCAAATCTAAAAAGATTTAGTACTGGCATTGAACATCGTCCAACTCCAGTAACGACACAACATCATCCAGTAACGACACAACATCATCCAGTAACGACACAACATCATCCAGTAACGACACAACATCATCCAGTAACGACACAACATCACGCATGAGGCAAAAATGAAATTAATCACAGAAATTAACGAACAAGTAAATATTATTTCTGAAGCTAATGAGGCTGGCGGAAAAAGTTTTTACATTGAAGGTGTGTTCATGCAAGCCGAACAACAAAACCGAAATGGAAGAATGTATCCTTTAGAAGTCTTGCAAAAAGAGACGGATAGATATGTTGCAGAGCATGTAATGAAAAATCGTGCTTATGGTGAGTTAGGACATCCAGATGGTCCAACTATTAACTTAGAACGTGTATCACACATTACTAAGAGTCTACGTCAAGATGGTAATAACTTTATTGGCAAAGCAAAAATTATGGACACACCATATGGAAATATTGTGAAGAATTTAATGTCTGAAGGCGCAACATTAGGCGTATCTACAAGAGGCATGGGAAGTCTTGTTGATGGTAAAGATGGAGTTAAAGTCGTAGGACCAGATTTTTATCTAGCAACATGTGCAGATATTGTAGCCGATCCTTCAGCACCAGATGCATATGTGCGTGGTATCATGGAAAATAAAGAATGGGTTTGGGACAATGGCGTCATTAGAGAAGCTGACGTTTCTACACAAAGACAAGTCATTCAAAAATCTTCTAAGAAAGATTTAGAAGAAAACATGATAAAAGTTTTCAAAGACTTCATCTCCAAACTGTAATTTTTTATAAATACAAGTACACCGAATAAATTTTAAATATCGTATAAAGGAGACCTACTATGACTGATATTAACAACAAGGATGATGAATTGTTGGAAGGAGAACTTCCACCTGCTTTAAAAGCGGCCATCGAAAAGAAAAAAGCTAAAGAAATGAAAGATGATGATGCCGATGAACCAAAAGGAAAAGCGGCGGATGAAAAAGAAGACGAAAAAGAAAAAATGATGAAAGAGAAAAAACAAGCAAAAATGAAAGAAGACATTGATGCTATTTTTTCTGGTGAATCTCTTTCTGAAGAATTCAAAAACAATGCTAAAACTATTTTTGAAGCGGCTATTTACGCTAAAGTAGAAGAAGCAAAAACTGCATTAGAAGAAGAATATGCAGAAAAATTGGAAACAGAAGTTGCTTCTATCAATGAAAACCTTGTAACTAAAGTAGATGAATACTTAGAGTACGTTGTTAGCGAGTGGATGGAAGAAAATAAACTTGCCATCGACAAAGGTATCAAATCTGAATTGGCTGAAGACTTTATGATTGGTCTTAAGAATTTATTTACAGAACATTATGTTGATATTCCAGAAGACAAAGTAGATGTTGTTGAAGAATTTGCAGACAAAGTTGAAACTCTTGAGTCCGAGTTAGACAAAGTTGTTACTGAAAACGCAAACTTAAACGCACAAATTGGTGTTTATAAGAAAGGCCAAATTGTATCTGAAGTTTCCGAAGGACTTAGTGAAGTACAATTTGCAAAATTGAAATCTTTAGCAGAAGGAATTGAATTTGTTTCTGAACAGGACTACAAAGAAAAACTTCTTTTAACAAAAAAGAAATATTTTGATGAGAATAAAGATGAGACAGTTAAAAAAGCGGCACCAATGGATGATGATGTTTCTTCATTAGAAGAATCTTTCTCACCAGTAATGTCTCACTATGTACAGAATATTTCTAGAACTCTCAAGAAATAAGTTTTTATAAATAAATTAAACAATACTCAAAGGAGAAAAACATGAGCGTAGAAAATCTTATTAAAAAATGGGCACCAGTTCTTGACCATTCCGACTTACCAGGAATTCAAGGAAGCCACAAGCGTTCCGTAACAGCACAACTTCTTGAGAATCAAGAAATTGCTTGCCGCCAAGACGCACAAGGTTCTGGTGGTTATCGCAACCAAACATCATTGCTTTCTGAAGCGGCACCTGCTAACAATATGGGCGCATCTTCATCTACAGCATCCGATGGCGCAATCGACATTTACGATCCAGTTTTAATTAGCTTGGTTCGCCGTGCCGCACCGAACTTAATCGCATATGATATCTGCGGTGTTCAGCCAATGACAGGTCCAACAGGCTTGATCTTTGCAATGCGTTCACGTTACAAAACACAAGGTGGTACAGAAGCCTTGTTTGACGAAGCTAACACAGCATTCCCTAACACAGCACAATCACAAACAGGTTTATCTCCTGCTGACTTGTCTGCTGGTACAGAGTACACACGTGGTACTGGTTTGACTACAGCACAAGCTGAAGCATTGGGTGATGGTTCTGGTCAAGGTTTCCAAGAGATGGCATTCTCCATCGAAAAGATTGCTGTTACTGCACGTAGCCGTGCTTTGAAAGCAGAATACACAATGGAACTTGCACAAGACTTGAAAGCAGTTCATGGTTTGGACGCTGAACAAGAATTAGCAAACATTCTTTCCACAGAAATCTTAGCTGAAATTAACCGTGAAGTTGTTCGTACAATTAACTTGACTGCTACAGCTGGCGCACAAGAGAACGTTACAACTGCTGGTACTTTCAACCTTGACGTTGACTCTAACGGTCGTTGGTCTGTTGAGAAGTTCAAAGGTTTGATGTTCCAATTAGAACGTGAAGCTAATGCGATTGCTAAAGCAACTCGTAGAGGTAAAGGCAATGTATTGCTATGCTCTTCTGACGTAGCATCTGCATTGCAAATGGCTGGTGTATTAGATTACACTCCAGCACTTGCCGCTAACAACTTGAACGTTGATGATACAGGTAACACATTCGTTGGTGTATTGAATGGTCGTTTCAAAGTTTATATCGATCCATACTTTGCCGCAACATCTGGTACACACTATGCAACAATCGGTTACAAAGGCACTTCAGCTTTTGACGCTGGCTTGTTCTACTGCCCATACGTTCCATTGCAAATGGTTCGTGCAGTTGGTCAAGACACATTCCAACCAAAAATTGGATTCAAGACTCGTTACGGCATGGTAGCAAACCCATTCGCAACATCTGCCGCTGACGGTACTATTGCGTTCGCTAACAAGAACATTTACTACCGCAGAATTGCAATTACTAACTTGATGTAATTGATTAAACCGAGAATACATCGGTATTTAAAAGAGGACCTTAGGGTCCTCTTTTTTTTGTCTGCATAAATAGAAGACAAGAGGAGATAACATGGCTACACTAACAACAATACCAGTAAATAAAAGTTTTCTTTCTAATAATAAATTTGAGTTTATTCTTAGACGAATTCCCAACTTCACATATTTTGTGCAGGCTGTAAATTTACCGAGCATATCGTTGCAATCAACTAGCATTAATACGCCATTTTCTGCATTAAGTGTTCCAGGAAATCAAATTAATTTTGGAACATTAACTTTAACTTTTATAGTTGATGAGGACATGCAATCATGGTATGAGATTTACAATTGGATATTTAAACTAGGTAATCCGAAAGGATATGATAAGAGAGGTGGACTACAAGATAATGATAAATTGCTTGATAGTGTAACTTCAGATGCAACATTGTTTATCAAAACGAATGCAAACAATCCAAATTTCAAAATTGATTTCTTTAGTGTATATCCTACCGACTTAGGAGACATGCAGTTTTCTGCTGTAGATAATCAAGAGTTTGTTACCTCTACAGTAACGTTTAATTATACTTACTACGAAGCAACAAACATTTGACATTTGCCTAGGAATGTGTTATTATGATGAATACAAATATTGACTTGAGGAATTATTATGACGTTAGACCAAATGATGGAAGAGTGGAGACTAGATGCTACAGTTGACTCCACAGAGTTAGGTATCGCATCTTTGAAGATACCAGAACTACACAGTAAATATCTCAAAATTTATTTTGATGAAAGACGCAAACTCAAAGCACTTGAGTTTCAAAGCAAAGATTTATCTTTGAAGAAGTATGAGTATTACAATGGAAAACTTTCACAAGAAGAACTTGACGAACTCAATTGGGAGCCTTTCGTTAAACGATTGATGAAGAATGAAGTTGATATGTACCTTGACTCTGATAAAGATATTATACAGAATAATGTTCGCATAATCAATCAAAAAGAAAAGTTAGCGTTTTTGGAAGAAGTACTTAAGAACGTCAACCAACGCAACTTTCAGATTAAGAATGCTATAGAATGGAAGAAGTTTACGCAAGGTGTACAATAAACTCTATATCTCAAAAGTAGATGAAGTCTACGCACACATCAAGTGTGAGAACTCCGATGCAATGGAGTTAAATGAATACTTCACATTCTACGTTCCCGGTTATAAATTCATG